TTATTCTTCACACGGACAAGATTATGTAAATCCAAATAAATCAAAAAGAGAATTACATACATCAGCTTCAATCATTAATGTTCCAAGAGAACTATTTGGTGAGAAAATAAAACCAGGAAGTATTGAATTGTCCGATACATCATTAAGTGCTACACGAGATATACGAGATGACGGAGAAGGTAATTTATATGATCCATATGATACTGCTAGTACATTTAATGGATTAGCTGCTTACGTTGGTCCGGGTCTTCCTAAACAAGCACCTACGTTTAATACCTTACAGTTTGACTCTAGCTCTCCTTGGGTAACAGCTCAAGCAGAAGGCCATAGTTTTATGCCTGTTTTTACAATTGGAATACCTCATTCATTAAATCCTAAATATTGTAACCACCCGCATAGAAAACCAAAGACTTATATAAGAGACGGTATTGAAGTGCCTGATGTACCTACAAGTTTATGTAGCGATCCTTCAGATACATACAAAACCTGTAATGAAACGTATGCCGAAAATTCAAATGACTCTGATTGTGGGTCTGGTTTCTGCGGTCAAAGCTGTGGAGAAGAGTTTAATAATTCATTATATGAGTATTCTACTTATGTTATTCCAGCAGGAATATTTGTAAAAACTATTGATCCTTGTGGAAATGATTCAGATAATAATACTTCTAACGGAGATACAAGAGATAACAAATGTATCTTTGGATTAAGCTGGCCTATTAGAGAATCACAGGTAACTAATAATGATGAGGTAATGGAGTGGTGGGAAGGGTTTTATAGAAGCTTCTCTGTACCTGTTTCAAAATGCTATGAGTGGCCTTTATTAAACAGAAGTTGGGACGTTAATTCAGATAACTTTACAGGGGATACCTACTGTAATGGTGTATATAACGGAGCCGTTTCTATCTTCGACCAAACACAAAAAACATGCACTAATTGTAAAAAAATATTCATGGCATGTAATAACTTTGGATTAGCTAATGGAGAAAGAACCGGGCCAAATACATTAAGTGGATATTCAAGGGGAGAAGGTTGGTGTGAGGATAATGTAACAGAAGCATCTTCTGATGATAATGATTGCACCAGAAAACAACTAGCATCGTGTTCTAAACTTGTTGATTGGAATCCATTTAGCTGCACTCAATTAGACGGAAATACTTGCGTTTGCGGTAGACCTAAGTGTACAGCTTCTCCGGGAGGCCAATGCGGTGGTGACTTTAACACCGGAGGAGGTGGCGCATGTATGGGAGACTGTTGCGGTGGTGAAGCTTGTTGTCATCAAAGATCCTCTGATTGGGGTCCACCAAATGGTTATGTTTCGGGAATAAGCGAAAGATTTGAAACAAACTCAGCAGCAGATTGCTGTACAACTAAGGACTCATTCTTCTTAGATTCATTCTTTCACAAAAATGTTAATAAATATAAATTTACAAGAATATTAGGCACTGATGCAAGTGCTAGTAATATAAAGTATTGCCCGGATAAAGCTATAGATGATGCCAGTGCATCGCACCCCGGACCATGTAGAAGCTTTTTCTCTAAATACAACAGCAATGAGTTTGATAGTATGCCTAACTGGAGTACATCTCACGCATTGATTCACTTAGCTATTCTTCCTGATATCGGATGCGATGATCATACAAGTCTAGCTGATCACCTAACTTATTATAAATCGACAGGAAGTTAAAATGAAAGCCTCTAGTACTATGTCTTTTATAGACGAGGACGGACATATCCGAGAAGTTCAAACAGTAGTAAATGATGATTATACTATTAACGCTTTTTACTCTAATGAATTTGCACGTATCCAAAGAATTAAAAACAAAAATGAGGACTTAAAAGAGCGTTTAAAAATTGAACAAGAAAAAAACCAAAGAAAAGAATCTCGTGGTTTGGGAGATTGGGTTAAGAACACAATTGATAAGCTAACATACAAACAAGTAAAACCCTGTGGAGCTTGTAAGAAAAGACAAGAAATGTTAAACAAAATCAAACTTAAGGATAAATCTGAATGACAGATAGCAAAGCAAAGACGCTTCAAGAAATGCTTTTTGAAGCTTTAATTAGAGATCTAGAAGATCCTGATAAATGTAGCCCCGGTCTTTATCAAGTTGTTCGTGGAGTTGTTAACGACAACAGAGAAGATGCTGGAACAATCTCTAAAGAAAACTTAAAGGCTGTTGAAGAAACAATTTCAAAGTCAGCACCCTTTAAATTCGGGAGTTAAACAATGGATTTAGATTACTTCGGTTCTTTTTTACAAATACTTATTGGATTGGGTATTGTAGCTAATTTATGGAAAATTCAACGAGAATTAGGCGAGTTAACTACTACCTTATCTAGTCTTAAAGATATTGTACAAGATCACGAAGTAAGAATTAGAGATATGGAGAAAAACAATGCCGACAAAAAAGTTTAAGTGTGCTTGCGGGGTGACCACTAGAAAAACCGGAGCCTCTGCCACAAAAGCTTTATTTAAAAAGAAACCGGGAGGAAAAATAAATGGCCGAAAAAAAGAAAAAAGGTAGTATGAAAGGCCATACTATTAAGGGCGGTCACAAAAGGCCAACTAAAAAAGGTGCTGGCATGACCAAAAAAGGTATTGCTAAGTATAGGCGAGATAATCCCGGTAGTAAACTAAAAGGTGCCGTTACAGGAAGCCCTAAAAAAGGAAGCAAGGCGGCTAAGAGAAGAAAGTCTTATTGTGCTAGGTCTGCTGGACAAATGAAGAAATTCCCAAAAGCTGCTAAAGATCCAAACAGTCGTTTAAGACAAGCAAGAAAAAGGTGGAAATGCTGATGGCTAAGAAAAAGAAAAAAGCAAGCGATGCTTGTACTAAGAAGGTAAAATCTCGATATACTAAATGGCCCTCTGCCTATGCGTCTGGTGCTTTAGTTAAATGCCGTAAGGTAGGAGCTAAAAACTGGGGAACTGGCGGCAAGAAAAAAGGAAAGAAAAAGTAATGGCTAAGAAGAAAAGCGAAGGCTTAAAAAAATGGTTTAGTCGAAACAGCGGAAAAGGATGGGTCGATTGCAAAACAGGTAAACCCTGTGGTCGTAAGTCTGCTAAAGGCAAAAGCAAAAGACCATACCCCGCTTGTAGACCAACTAAAGCCCAGTGTAACTCAAAAGCTAAAACTAAAAAAGGTCCAAAAAGAATTTCTTGGAAAAAGAAAGGTAAATAATGGCTGAATCTAAATCAACAAGAAACTATAAGAAAAATCCTACGTCTTATAAGAAAAAACTAGAGTACGATAAAAGAAGAAATAAATTAGCGAAACAAAAAAAGTACAGAGCTAAACTCAATAAGGCTAATAGAAAAGCAGGAACTTATGGTAACGGAGATGGTTTAGATATGTCTCATACAGCAAGTGGTCGTTTAGTTAAAAAGAGAGCTTCAGCTAACCGGGGAAGTAAAACAGATAGACCCGGAGATAGACGGGCTAGAGGAAAGAAAAAATAAATGAATATTCCCCAAGAAATGCTAGATGATTTTAGAAACCACATGTGGGCTTGTTTTAAATATCTAGGACTTGGAGATCCCACTCCAGCGCAATACGCTATGGCAGACGAGCTACAAAAGGGACCAAAGGACATGCAGTTACAAGCAGGTCGTGGTTTTGGTAAGTCGGTTATTACTTCTTGTCTGGCTTCTTGGTTTCTTTTAAAAGACCCTAATAGCACCATTATGGTTGTCTCTGCTACGGGTCAAAAAGCAGTAGAGTTTATCTCTATGACAAGACGTATCTTAGATTTAGTTCCTTATTGTTCTCCCATGAAACCGGGAGAAGGAACTATTGATAATGCTTTTTCTTTTAATGTACAAAACAGAACAAAAATTGGACAGGATAGATCGTGCTATGCCCGTGGCATTACTGGACAAATTACTGGATCTCACGCAGAGTACCTAATCTTTGATGATATCGAAATTGAAGGAAACTGTGAGACTACACAAACAAGACAAAAACTACTTAATAAGGCTCTTGAAGCCGAGCAGATTAGAAATGTTGGCGGCAGGGTCATCCTTCTAGGAACCCCTCAAACTAAAGACTCAATTTATAATATCCTGAAGGAAGGATACCCTGTTGTCAAATTTCCTGCTGTAAAGCCAGATCCAGATATTTCCTCTGAGAGTGAAGATGTAGCCGAGTGGGTTATGGATTTAGATATCGAACCCGGTGAACCCACTCAACCCGAGAGGTTTAGCAAAGAGGTTTTATTAGACAGACAAGCAAAAGTTGGTCCTACTTTGTTTGGTTTACATTATAAACTAGATACAAGTTTAGCTGATGCTCAGAAGTATCCCCTTAAGCTTGAGGATTTACTTGTTGTAGATTTTGATCATGAACTAGTACCAGAAAAAGTTGTATGGGGATCTAGTAATCCTAAGAAGAACGTACCGTCCTTTGGGATGTCCGGTGATAAAGTATACGAACCTATGTGGATATCGGAAAAATTTATCGAACCACAGCAGAAGTTTCTATTTGTAGACCCAAGTGGACGAGGTAAAGATGAGACAGCTTACTGTGCGGCCTCTACCAAGAATGGTTATATATTTATCCACGAACTAGGTGGTTTAGACGGAGGATATTCAGAGGCTGTTCTTACTAAGATATGTAAAATTGCGTTAGAGAATGATGTTCAAGCTATTGTTGCTGAATCAAACTATGGTGACGCTATGTTTAATAAACTTCTAATGCCTGTTATTCAACGTATATGTCCGCATATTGGAATTATGGAAAGAAAAGTAACCGGGGCAAAAGAATCTCGAATGATCAGGGCATTAGAACCTGTAATGTCTCAACATAGACTATGCTTTAACACTAAAGCAATTAAACAAAAAGAAACTCAGATTCAGATTACAAGGCTTACAGAAAGAAGAGGAGCCTTGGCTC